TAGGATTAGGTGACTTAAGCCAACCTAATTCTTCAATATTTGAAATCAATAACTTGTTAAGCTTAGCTAACACTGGGTACCCATATTTTGGTGTGGTAGAAACATCTCCTTTGGGATTTGGTCTAACTTATGACATAACAAATGACCCTTACTACCTTACAATAAATGGCGGTCAAGTAGCATATGATGGAACAATTTTGCAAACTACAACTCAGAAAATTCCATTGCGAAAAGAATGGTCAAAAGACTATTCTAACACCTTTGTTGGTTCAGATGGATATAAATATGGAATAACTATCGGTTTACCATTTGATGAAGTTCAAAAGGCTAAGCAATTTTATTTCACAACTGTTTCTCAAAACACAAATGCTAATTCAACTATTCTATATGTAAACGATACCCTTGTTGCTCAAAATCTTGGCTTTCCAATTCAAGGAGTTGTTGGCAATACAGTAATTACTTTTTCCGGTGTGAATGAAGATGGAACTGCTCTTATCATAGATCCTTCTTATTATAATGGAAGTGCATTTGGCAAATTAGCTACTGCAGTTTTTGTAAATACGACGATTACTTTTATCTTTCAGCCAAAACTTAAATATATAACTGGGTTTCCTGTCGAAGAGCCATTAGAATACATTACTGGCTTTAAATATTTTCCACCACTGCCTCAAAGTTGGTTACCTGTTGCAAAAGTGTTGTGTAAAAACCCTGAAAATCCATTGGTAATATCTTCAGGAACAGGTTTCACAAGAACAGCTGTAGATATGCCTACATCAACATCTTCTGACCCTATTTTAGGCACTGCAGATGACAATAACCTTATTATTCAAAGCTGCAATGATACTTTGAGCATCTTACAAAATTATAAATCAAATGATTATTTAAATATTTTAGTCAATGGGATTTTCAATTATATAAATTTCACCGCAAATAGTAGTGGATTGACTTTAAGGCAATTACTAGCTACACAACCATTTAGACCAAATGAATATTATTCAAAAGGACTATCAAGCAGTGGATTAGAAAGATTCGAGTTTCCATACAATTTTGCAAAAGCTTATTATCAATCTAGTGGGCAAGATCTCCAGCACACATTTGCTATTTTCAGAGGAGAATTGAATACTTATAGTTCAGCAATTGGGAGCACAATAAACTTTAGCGCAGTTGGACTTACAAATACAACCTATAATTGCTCAAACTACATTTCATCTTTACATAGTGGAACTCAAATTTATGGCATTTCTGCTGTCTATAATATAACGGGCAATGAATATGTAGAGAGTAGCAATACATATACCAATTTAATTTCTTCTAATACTACAACTACTAATTATTTGGTTGAGTTAAACTGGACAGGGACAGCTATTTCTAACGTCTTATTTTATAACGTTTACAAAAAGCCAAGACTTACAGATGAGCTTTACGAAAGAAAAATTACTAATGTAGATGAAATTCAATATCCGCCATACAATACAATTCCTACATATGCAGACGACACTAGTTTGTCTTTAGTAAATGGTCTGAACGCATTTTTATTCCAAGCTCCAGAAGATGCATACGTTGGTGGTGTGACTGTCAAACTATTATATGAAGCTGGTAGTCAAACTAATGGAATAGGAACTACAGGATTGTCAGTTTCAATTTATTCCGCTACTGGTTCAACACCAACATATAACGGAATGCTTTCAAGCCAAGCGACCTTAAGATATTCAGATATAGTACAAGGCACAAATACTTACACATTGAAATTTGATTCTGGAGTAAACATTACAGAAGATTCATTCTATTATGTTATGATAAACAAACCAGAATCTTTCTCTACTGCATTAGGTTCTACTTCTTTATATATTAGAGCTAAAAGTGGTGTAAGTGGAGTCGCTAGAACATCTATAGACAACGCCGGGTCTTGGACAGGCACAGGTGGTTCACTTTGGTTTGAAGCAAGAGGTTATTTAGATAATGGCAATATTGCTGGAGAAATAGTAAGAAAAGGCGTGACTCTTACAAATAGAGTATCTTTTGAACCAAGAAGACTTTCAGTATTTGTTCCTCCAGTAGATGATTTGTCAACCTCAGCAATTAGATTGAATGGTTCAGCTACAGGAATTGCAACAACTACAGATACCTCAATCAAGAATGATTTAATTGTTTATGTTACTGCTAGAAATGGTGACTTTGGCGAAATAAAAACTTTATCAGCGACTGTGCCACAAGGTACTTCAAGAAATACAAGATTCAATTTAGGATTGGAAACAGACATATTTGATCATGTTTTAGATGTTTATGTAGTGCCTGGGACAAATCTCAACAGAGAGAATAACGGCCCAATAATTTGGGATATTTATGACCTTATAACAGTAGAAACTGTTCCATAATATTTATGAGAAAACAAAACAATAATGTCAGAGCTTTTGCCGACGTTACGCTTAGTCCTACTGGTATTGCTACATCAGAATCAGTAGCAACTCAACACGTCTACAAAGAATCCTATGAAAACCTTCAAAGTTTAATTTCGTTTCCAGCTTACGAAATAGGCTCTTTTGATCTGATAGTCATATCTAAAGATTATGGTGAAGATCCAGATTATAATCTTAATTTTAACAACATTGATAAAAATTATATTTTTTCTGTCGAGAACTTTACAATTGGAAAAAACCAAACAATTGGCACTGACAGATTTGCTGGAGAAGGTATCAATCCTCAAACTTTTTCCATTGGACATATTGATAACACTGTAACTATGAGATTCCCATTTAGAGTTGATTCTTGGGGCTATATGGATTTTTCTTTAGCAGCATTTTTTGATTACTGTATGCAAGCTAAATATGGTTCTCCTACTTCAGTTTTAGGAAGGTTTTCTTCGACTAATTCAGCAGTAGTTGGCTCAGGCACAACTGTTCTTTATGTGGACAATGTTGCAGAATTTTTGCCTTTGACATTACCTTTTTCAGCAAACATAAAGAATGACGACACTGAAGCAGCTATAAATGTTCAAGTTACTGGTATTTCTAAAGCAAATAAAACATTAACTTTATCATCGGGAGCAGGGTCAACATTCAACAGAGATTCTAGTTACATAGCATCTTATGTAAGAAATTATTCAAAAGAATCTACTTTCAATTTGTTTTCAGTGAAACAGGGTCTTTTATTTGGATGTATGGTTGATAAGTTTTCTATAAACTTTACTCCTGGAGAAACAGTCAATGTTGATATTGAACTTAAAGTTTTAGGAGTAGACAGAAAATATCAAACAAGTATTTACAATCAATTTGAAACTATTGTTCAAAAATACTTACAAAAAAAACCTAGCTACTTATTGAATGGGTACAGCCTTCAAGTAAGTAAAAACACTCCTGACTATGGTTACTTTGGTTTAGGGACAATAAGTGATAGCAAAGTGTTTCAGGGTTTTCAAAAAAGCAAATTAGATAGTATCTTCGTAGACAGCATTTCGTTATCAATTGAGAACTCTCTTACACCTGTCTACACTATGAATTCTAAATCATCATCTTCCGTCAAGAATAAAATGAAGAACTTGTTACCTTTTGCTTACTATAGTGAAGGAAGAAAAATTTCTGGCACACTTACATATACTGGACCTATGAAACCTTATCTGATGGCAGAATTCTTGAGTGGTCCATCAAGCTTAAATAATGGTGGTATAAGTTTCAATATGGGGCCAGTAAAGCTTGATTTACCAGAAGTTGTTTGGACTGCTCAATCACAAGAACATAGCGCTGAACAATATCAAAAAAATACAGTAAATTTTCAAGTTGTTACTCAAAATTATAATCAAGATTACACTCTTGAATCAACAGGAAATTATTGATGAGTATTTTCGTAGATGCCAGTAAAAGATTCGAATTAAAACTTAAGTGTGACATTATCAAAGATCCAAATAATGAAATTATTTGTTACAAAATACATCAAAACGGAGAGACTGATATTTCTTGCGATGTAAAGGCAAGAAGTTTTAGTGAAATGTCACATATTATTGAAGAATCTACAATTATAAATTCAGTAACAGGTAATCCTTTACTGAGAACTTCTGTCTTGTGCAAGATGATAGTTTACACTTTTTTTTCTAGCATACGAATAACTTCAAAAGTATTAATTGATGACGAGTTGAAAGAACAAACAGAAGTGCATTATCCTGATATCAATAATGTTAATTATATAAGATACGAATTAGTCAAAGCTTTAGCTAAAAAATGGTTGGAGCTTACAGGCGGAAAGTAAATTGCCAAACTATGTTTCAAATGTAATTAATAATACTCCAGCAGCTTCACACAATATTTATTTATCAGATTTATTGAATAAATTTGATCCATTAGTTAATAATGTTGTTCCAGCTTTTCAAATGAAGTTATCCTATGGTGGGCATAGAGTTAACAAAGCTTCTAATGGCTCGAGAGCTTACATTTGGGACTTATATAGATTAGGATATTCTGCATCTAATAATAATAGAGAATTTGGTTTTTTTTCAAGATTTCCAATCATATCAGATCCAATGTTCAGTGATCCTGGAAATTTACTTGGAGCTCAAACTAATTACCATCCACTTTATTGTTCTCAATATACTGATAATGCAGGCTCTTCTATATACGCACAATTAAAAAACTTTACCAAATTAGGAATTACAAACGTTCCTGTTTTTTCAAATCAAAAATTTACAGCAAATTTATCATTTAGCCCACTTTTCTCTACTTCAAGAAATGTACAGTATCCCGCTGAAGCTTTAATTTATAAAGCTACAGTAATACCTTTCTATCCTATTATTTGTGCTTCTTCAATTCCAACTCACAGAACTTTTGGCCCAGCATTTGTAAGTAGATTTAGCATTAGTGTTGACGGTACTGATTCTCTCGGAGATGTACAAATACAAGTTAGTTTAGTTGGAGGCAAGTCGATGATTTCTCCAACAAACTTGCCTGCATACAAACCGTTTCAAAATCCAGAATTAAGAACTCCGATGGTCGATTTGTATGGAAACAATTTACCTGAAACTAATTTTATTTTGCAAAATATAGGTCTACCCTCATCACCATTTTCGAATTATTATAGACCTACAAACTTATCAGATTGTTTTTTTGATGCTTCTAGATTTCACTTAAATTATGGTTCTTTTGTAAACTTTGTCCGAAATAGCAAAAATGTAAATTTCAGATTGATAAATATGACTTTAAATGTTGAACAAAATATAAGTTTTGATTTTACTATGCCAGGTGGAGATCTTCTAGGAACAGGATCACCACCAGTTTATTTTGGAGATGTAGTTGGGCCAAGATTTGCTCATTTAGAAAGCAGAGAAGTAACTGGTTCGATAAAAATTTTCAGCTATGTAAATACAAGTATAATTAACAAAAATACAACCTCATTAGCTATGGCATTTGGTCCAGTTTATTTTTACACAATAAAAAATGTAGATTGGTCAAATCCAGAAATAAGCATCAATCCTTCTGGTGGATATACTCACGAATACAATTTTATTGCAAGATTTGGAGAATTTACTACATTTTACAATTCTAATAATAATAGGCAGGTTTCGGAATTTTGGATACAATGAAAGAATTTATCGATTTTTATAATACAGTAAAGTCTAATTACGTGCATATCTTAGAAGTTGATCCTGTAAAATTTATAATCAAAGAAATTACTTGGAAAGATGGCTTACTAATAGATGCCAAGTCTTTTAGAAAAAAAGATAATATAGTATACCAAAATACAGAGTTTGAAAAAAGAGAAATCTTGAATATAGCTATCTTGGGTGCTTTTGATACTCAGGATAGTAAAATGTACTATCCTGAATTTAAAAGTTCATTAATCGATTTATTAGACCACACAATTGTTGAAAAACTTTGGGTCGAGTACCAAAAACATCTTTATCTTTCTGCAGATGAAGCAAACTTTTACTACATAGCAGCTAAAAAGTATTTCAATCCTAATGATCATGAAACATATCCAGTGCCACCAATAGTAGTTGAAATTGACTATATGCTTAGAGGCTTGGTATCATTCAGCAAAGAAGAATTTTCAAATCTTAGTATGAAAGAATTTGAAACAATGCAACTTATTTTAGCTACTAAAAATGAATCTAAGCAAAAGTCTCTTGCTGATATTGATATTGATCTAGAGAAAGAACTTAAGTAAATCAGAACTTTCTTCTTTACGAATTTTATCAGCCACAGGAGTTCTATCCCATTGGTGAAAAACGTAATACTCTTCATCATTAGTACTTAGTACTTTCTTGTCATTATATTTGACTTGAACATTGTTTCTCTTGATAGCTTCTCCAGTTGCGCAAAAATTATCAACGTTTGGATTTGTAATTAATACTTTTGGATTCATAGCATAATATTGAGACAAATACCCCATAACTTGTTGGTCCTGAACTAAATACTTAGCTACTCTGTTTGTATTAGAGAAAAGCATCAAACAATGATTTACAAAATGCTCAATTTTTCCAGCAAACATTCCACCACTTAGTACTAAATTATCAAGATAAGATTCATTGTGTGATCTTAGCAATGGACGATATGAATTTTCCCACATACTATTGCAATCGTTTTCAAGAATTTTCATTCCTTCTGCAACAAGAAATAAATTGTATTGCGGTCTTGACATCATAAACTCAAATGGGTCTCTTTGAAAAATAACATCTCTCAAATCTGTATTCATAACATATTCAAATTGGTCTTGTTTGTCAGATAGCCAATCATAAAATGCCATATATCCAGTATATAAGTTTTCTTCAGTTTCAATAATATAATCAAAGTATTTTTTCAATTTCTCAATATTGTAAGGGCTAACTGATTTTACAAAAATTGCTTTTTTGAATGACTTAAACTTTGAAATAGACTCTAAAAATAAATCACCATCTCTTGAGTCTAAGCATTTGTCTCCAAAAGAATAGTTTATAAGTAAATTTTTTTTCATAAGTTTGTCTCCAATTTGATTTTTTTGTAACACTCTTCTATACCAGAAATGAGTCCTTTGAGGGATATATTCATTTTGTGCAAATCATACTTGCCTATATATGAATTCTTAAGCTCAGTGTTATCAAGGTCTATTTCAACTTTATGTTTGTCTAAATTGTTGATAATCTGTGCAATATCATATAGGGTGTACTTTTGTTGATAACTGCAATTACAATCTTTTTGAGGATTTTCTGATTCTATGTAATGTTTGATAATTTGCATAAAATCATCAAAAAACATAAAGTCCATATATCTATTGTCAAAAACACTAATATTTTCATTATTGATATATCTTAAGATGTTGCCTTTAATCATCCGTGTCTTGAGTTCATTGTAATTGAAGATATTGAATATTCTAATGTTGTAAAACTTATCACAAAAATATCCTGATTTTGCAATTAAGTTTTTGCTAATTCCATATGGATCAAGTGGAAGTGAAGATAAATAATTTGAACTTTCATTCATTTGAAAAGCTCTGTCTAATTCAGCTCCAGAACCAAAAGATATATATTTACCATAATGTTTTTCATTTCTTAGAATATTGAAATGCATAGAAAGATTAGTGTGGACATATTCTGGTAAATCTTCTGATAATCTGCTGCCACCTTTTATCGCAGTGTGAAATACTACGTCAAAATATTTATCTTTGAAAAAATTATCAACTTGTTCAGCATTTGTAACTTCTAAATTTTGTCTTGTAGTTAAGGTCAAGTTGTAATCGTTCTTTAAGTTTTCTGCAATGTTTGAAGCAATATATCCATTAGCCCCTGTAATCAAAATAGATTTCATTACCAGTTTTCCGACCAAGAAATATTTTCAAGCAAGCCTGGAATAAAGTTTCCATTTTCATCTAAACGAGCAATTACTTTAGGTTCATGAACTTCGTCAGGATGAGTCATAACTTCACAAATAGCAGGACCGTCTATTTGAAAAAATTGTTGTAACTTTTCATCTATTTCATCATTGTTATAAACTCTAATGAACGGAAGATTGTATACATCTGCAACTTTTTCATAATCAGGGAATGTAACTCCACTGTTCCTATCAGCTGCAACTAATCTACCATTGAAGAAAATATTTTGTGTAATCTTCATAGAGAGATATCCGTCGTTGTTAATAAGTAATATCTTTAATGGCAAATTATTGTGTCTAACTGTCTGAAGCTCGTGGACATTCAAGTGAAGACTTCCATCACCTTCCATACAAAGAATATTATGGTGTGTCGCAGCTCCCACAGCACATGGCAATCCATATCCAAGCGGAGCACCACCAGTATTTGTTATTAATCTTTGCCCATCTTTAAGCTTACATACTTGCATAGTTACAACATTTGCAGAACCATCACTGGTTACAATATGATAATCGGATGGAATGTGATTGTTGAGTTTTTCAACTAATGCATACACAGAAGCTACGTCTTTCATATTCCTGTGTCTGTCTAAAACTACAGGTGCCTTGAAAGTATCGCAATGCTTTAGCCATGAATTAGATGCTGGTGTGATATTTTTTGAATTTAATTCTTTTAAAAATTCTTTTGCATCAGCAAGAACTTTAATATTTGGGAAAATAGTTGGCTTGTCAAGTTCCGCTGCGTCAATATCTACAACAATTCTTTTTGCATTTTTAGCAAAGTTTTTAAAATTGTATCCAATTTGTCTTACATACAATCTACTGCCAATAGAAAGCATCAAGTCACATTCATTTAGTAACTTATTTGCACACATTTGAGCATGTGTCCCAAATCTTCCATAGTATGATTGGTAAGATTCATTTACTAAATCATTGCCATTTACAGCTGTAATTACTGGTATTTGAGTTTTTTCTAAGAGAGCGAATAGTTCGTCTACTCCTCCACTCAACCTAATTCCATTACCTAATACAAACAATGGTTTTTGAGCAGAATTAATAGCTTCTACAACCCTGTCAATCAATTCTGAATCAATCTTCAATGGTTCGGGTATATCAAAACCCTCAAGCTCTTCAGGTTCAATTTGCACAGTTTGTACATCCAAAGGAATATCTACCCAAACTGGCCCTGGTCTCCCAGATGTAGCTAAATAACACGCCTTTTCAAGTTCATACCTAATTCTTAAAGGATCGTTGACTTGGACAGCATATTTTGTCATCGTTTTGACAGTTTCAATAATATTGAATTCTTGGTCACCTAATTGCCTTAAGGGTAAACCTGTAAAATTAGTACTCATAGGTCTATTGACTTGCCCACTAAGATTCAACACAGGAATAGAATCTAGCCAGCTGCATAAAGTACCTGTCAGGGCATTTGTGCCTCCAGGGCCAGATGTCAATAAACAAACTCCAAGTTTGTTGTTCATTCTTGCGTAGCCTTCAGCAGCTAATGCAGAAGCTTGCTCGTGATGGTTTGCAATAAAATTTACACCTTCTGCATTTCCCAAAGAATCAAGCAAGTGCATACAACCCGCACCACATAATGTAAAAATTGTGTCTACATTATAAGTGTCTCTTAAAAACTTAATTACATAATCAGATAACTTCATAAACGTTTTCCAGTGCCTCTTTAATTATAGAATAATCTTCAATTTTTTGAATTAATGGTTGGTTATCTTTAATTAGCACCATGTTAACACAGCCAGTATTTTTCTTATCTGACATGACACATTCCATAAGGCTTTCATAATCAAACCATTCTTGATTAAAAGATACTGTATTTTCTAGAAGTTTTTTGACAATATTTAATGTTGCAGAATAATCTTTGTAATTGTAGTTATAAAATAGTTCACTTACCCTCAAGGCTACAAGACATCCAATTGCCACTGCATATCCATGCGATAACTTGTACTTTGAGGTAATTTCTAAAGCATGACCAAATGTATGACCAAAGTTCAGAAATTTACGTTCTTTTTTATCAAACTCATCAATCTCTAAAACAGAAATTTTATAATTAAGACTTTCATAAATGTGATGCAGAACATTTTTATTTTCAGAAATCAAATCAATGACTTTTGATTCTTGAATTTTATTTCTTAAGATATCAAACTTCATTAATTCGCCTAAACCACTACAAAAGTTTTCTTTACTTAAGCCATCAAGCCATTCTTCACAAATAAGAATTTCACACGGAGGATAAAATGTACCAAGAATATTTTTTCTTGACCCATAATTGATAGAAGTTTTACCACCAATACAACTATCAATTTGAGAAAGCAATGTTGTTGGAACTAAATAATATTCAATGCCTCTACAATAAACAGAAGCACAAAAGCCCACTGCATCTTGTAAAACTCCACCACCAATAACTACAAGCTTAGTTTGCGTATTGACTTTTTTTTCAGCAAATTTATCAAATATTTTTTCTAGACCACGCCATGATTTTAAGTCTTCATTTGTGTCTGTAACTATGAGATCACCTAATCCAAATTCAGGAAAACAGTGAGCAACATTTTTGTCAACTACTGCAAGATGATAATCTTCTCCAATGAGTTTATATATTTCGCTCAAGCTTACAAAATTTACAGAATAATCTTTGATTTTTGATTTGACATTTATTTGGCTGTACATGAATAACCACCATCTATAACTATATTTTGTCCTGATATATATGAATTTTGCACTGTCAAAAAATATACTAAATCTGCAACTTCTTTTGTATATCCCAATCTACCAAGTGGAATTTTACTTCTTAAATTCTTCAAATCTTCTTCTGTATTATTTTGAAAAGTCATATCAGTGATGAAAAATCCAGGAGACACAGTATTTGCCAAAATATTATAAGTACCATATTCAGCAGTTATAGCTTTTGTAAGAGAGTGTAAGGCATTTTTACTAGCACTATATGAGGATCTTCCAGGTTTTGCATAATCTACCCATACGCTTCCAATATTTACAACCCTGCCATAATTTTGTTTTTTCATATAAGGTAAGCAAAGTTTGAATAATCTCAAAGGTGAGAAATAATTTACTGTCATCATTTCTTCATATTTCTCACCTTCAAATATAGAGTCTATTATGTTAATTCCAGCATTATTTATCAAGATATCAATTTTGTCTGGAATAAAAGAAAAGGCTTGAGATAAATCAAGTTCTTCACGAGTTGGAGCAATAACTTCGTGACCATTTTTTTTGAAAATTTCAGAAATATCACTGCCTATGCCTCTTGACCCACCAGTGATAAGTATTTTCATAGTTCTGAAGCAGCTTGATTGATCCTAAATTGTATCATTTTAATTCTATTTTCATCTTGCAGTGAAAGTTTCTGATACAACTCCATTTTGTTAGTAAGCCATTCATATTCAAACATTTGAGCTTTAAAAAGAGCTCTTGATAAATTTTTCAACGCAACAGATGGATCAAAAATTGCATATCTTGTTTCAAATTTGTCTAAAAGTTTTTGTGAATGTAGTTTTTTCAAAAAATCTAAAGACTCAATAGATACAGCTCCGCCAATACAAGCCTTGGCACCTAATTTCTTTGTTCTTTCAAAAACGTCATGAGCAATTTGGTAAACTTCTTCAGAATTTACAAAAGTTCTATCCTTTTTCATAGAAGATACTAAGTCAACTCTTCCCAATGTAACACCATATAATGATTCTGCAGCTTTTTGAGAAAGAATTTTATCAATGTTTGCAACAGCTGTTTGTGTTTCTATATTTACGTTCAATTGCAATGAATTTACTACTTCTGATGGCAGATTATTATGAATGGCATTTATGAATTTAGTTAGCCCAAATTCAGACTCAACCATTGGAGCCACTAAACCCTTAACTCCAATTACCATTGAATCTTTAATATCTCTAATTGCTTCTGGACCACCAATTTTTAATGTGACTTTTGTATTAGATTGATTGCAAATTTCTTTCAACCTTAAGACTTCGTTAAAAGTTGCACCCTCATCTTCAAAACTTGTTTTAATCCCAACTAGCCCATAGTTTTCAACTAAATCTGTAAGGATATTTACGCACTTGAATTCTCTGTTGTTCATAGTTTTATTTTACCAAATGAATTTATTTTTGTAATAATTGACTATGTTTAAAATCTCATTGTCAAAATTTACTTGTGGAGACCAACCTAAATTTTTAAGTTTAGAATCATCAATTGCATATCTGACATCTTGCCCTGGTCTCATAACGTCATAAGAGATATAATCATCATAGTTTACAGAAGATTCAAAGTATGCATCTATAATTTTTTTAATTGTATCAATATTCGATTGTTCAAAACCTCCGGCTACATTGTAAATCTCATTAGACTTACCTTTCTCTATAATTGCAATTATTGCTGATGCAGTATCACTTGCATGTAACCAATTACGTATAGGAGTTCCGTGATTGTGTAATGGGATTTTTCTTTTCAAAGTTAAAAACTTACAAGCTTTAGGGATAAGTTTTTCAACATATTGACCAATACCGTAATTGTTAGTTGGTCTGACAATATTGTAATTTAGATCGAAAGTTCTAGCCCAAGCCACAATTAACATATCTGCAGAAGCTTTAGTTGCAGAGTAAGGATTGCTTGGTTTCAATAAGTCAGTTTCTTTATGACTCCCATCAACCACATCTCCGTATACTTCGTCAGTGCTGAAGTGAATAAATCTTGGTATTACATATCCTTCTGTTTTGTAATTTTTAAGAAGCTCTAAAATATTGTGAACACCTGTAATGTTTGAGTGTAAAAAAACATCACTTTTACGTATTGAGTTATCTACGTGAGTTTCTGCAGCAGTATTTATAAAAACATCACAATCAACTAATCTTTTTATATCGCAAATATCAGTTTTCTCAAATTTGAATTTTGGATTACAGAAAAAATCATCCAAAACACTTACATCAGAAGCATAAGTACAGCTATCGATGCCATAAACATACCAGCCTTTGTCTAAACAAGCCTTAGTAATATATCTGCCTATAAAACCTAAGCATCCAGTTATATAAACGATTTTCATTTAAAATATTATACGTTATAAGCGGTATAATAAGTTTATGAATCGCAAATATCTCCCAACTCTTTCCGAATTGATTGATAGGCTTTCGATTGTTCAACTAAAAGAAGTTTTTATTTCAGAACATAAAGCCGAATATGCTAAAGAAATATCAGATATTCTCCATGATATTCAAGAACATATTGATGAAAATAATGCAGAAATTACAGCTGAAGTAATCCGAGCAGTAGTTGTCTTGTCACAGATGAATTTGCATATTTGGCACAATGAAACAAATTACCGCAAGGGAATCAAGGATGGAAATAATCTTGAATTGACTCACGGCTTGAATGGAATTAGAAACACGGCAAAAAATAAAATTCAAGAAGTAGTTGGTGGACGAAAAGACTACAAAATTGACTGTTTAGCTGCTGATTTTAAGGACTGGGAGATAAGCTGGTGAACAGACGTAAGGCTTTGTTGATTTACAGTAGATGGCAATACGGTGGACCTCCTGTGCTGTCTAATTTTGTAAATAATCTGACTGGCTCATATGAATATTTTTCTGCTGATAAGCCTGAATATGAAATTGAAAATGTTTATATTGGTCCTGAACCTGGTGAAATAAGCACAACAAAAGAATTGTCAGAAATTTTACTTACAAAAGATTATGACATAGCTGTTGTAAGCGAACTTGAAGATTGTGTCATTGATATAGATGTTGCAAAAAAAATTGGAAAAAAGTTATTTCTTTTAAATTGGGATTGCAATGTGAATATTTCTTCTCATTTAGAAACAAACTTTAGACTATTTTTGAAAAAACCTATAAATATTTCTTTTTTGAGAACTAAACATTCTTTGTGGGAATTGTCGCAATATTGCAATGTGCTCAATATGGATTATGGATATGGAGAAATGTATCCAAATATTTATTGTTTTTCTACCCCGCAAGATGAAAGAATTTTCAAGAAAACTCCTGAGTCTGAAAAAGAATATGATGTTTTATTTTGCGGCTCACTTCATATGCAAGAAAGAAATTCAATATTAAGTAAACTAATAAATTCTGGAGTAAACGTAAAGATTTCTGGAGGAAGATGGCCAGCAGAAAATACGATACAGAATTTTGAAGATTATGCAAAAGAATTTGGCAAAGCTAAAATTTCTTTAAATTTTGCAGCTAGCCCTTATTGTAGATATTCACGTAAGGGAAGAGTTTTAGAGTCCCTATCTACAGGATCGTTATGTATTTCAACATATCCAGACATTTTTAAGTCAAGGCTTGGAACTTGGTTTGAGGTAGATAAACATTTTGCTGAATTCAATTTAGATAATTGTGTTGATGTTGTAAATTACTATATCAATAATCAGACAGAAAGAAGAAGAATTGCTGATTCAGGTTATGAGCATTGGAAGAAAACTTGTTCAGCTGATGTGTTTTGGCCAAAGCTTTTTGAAATTGCAGGTGTATTATGATGGAAAAAGTTCTTATAACGGGTGGTGCTGGTTACCTTGGATCTGTGTTGACTGAAGTGCTACTTTTGAAAGGCTACGCAGTAACAGTTTTAGACAGCCTGGTTTACAAACAACTATCATTAACTTCTTTTTGCTACAATAAGAATTTTAATTTAGTCGTTGGAGATGTACGAGATACAAAACTTCTTACAAGTCTGGTAGAAACTCATGACATCATCATTCCATTAGCTGCAATTGTAGGGATGCCTGCTTGTAAAAAAGATCCAGAACTTACTGTAGCTGTAAATTATCAACAAATTAAAAACATTATTGAGATAATTCAGCCAAGTCAGAAATTGTTAGTTCCTAATACAAACTCTCAATATGGAAGTTCTGAAACAATTATCACAGAAGAAAGTCCTTTTAATCCACTGTCTCTATATGCTCAAACAAAATGTGATGCAGAAAAGCGTGTTTTAGAATCTGGTAATGGTATTTCTTTAAGACTTGCTACAGTCTTCGGTGTTTCATATAGACAAAGAATGGATTTACTTGTAAATGATTTTGTTTACCGAGCATTTACAGATGAATTTTTAGTTTTATTTGAATCACATTTCTTACGAAATTATGTTCACGTAAGAGACGTTGCTAAAGCATTTGTTCATCTTATTGAGAACTACCATTCGCTAAATTTCAATGCCTATAATGTTGGTCTTACTTCAGCAAATATGTCAAAGCTTCAATTGGCTCAAAAAATCAAAGAATATGTTCCAAATTTAGTCATCATTGAAGAGCAATTCAAGGAAGATTTTGATAAGAGAAATTATGTCGTATCAAATGAAAAACTTGAAAAGACTGGATGGCATTGTGACTTCTCTTTAGATTCAGGTATTGAAGAATTACTTTCTGCTTACAAGATGATTTCTAACTACAAGAATAAGGATTTCACAAATCTTTAATGAAAGTTTTATTTGTTTACAATCCCTGGAACACACGAAGGCCTAATGAGTCATCTTATGATATGAAGCTTAAAGGGAGTTTTGAAGCAGCTTTTGGTGAGACAAACGAGCATACATATGAAGTTTTGCATTATGGTTTCGAAAATGATGTCATAAGAGATAATAAAACTCTCAATGAAGAAATATTGAAAAGAGATTTTGATGCAGTTTTTGTAAGTGAAGAGATGCAATTTCACATTACAAAAGAGACAGCAAAAAAACTTGGTAAAAAGCTTTTCAATATGCTTTGGGATACTTGGATTTCTATATCTTCTAGTCCAGAAATAAACTTACGAATTGCTCTTAAACAACCTAAAATTTGGGGAGAACATTATAACCCTTGCTCTATGAAAGAATTATCTGAATATTGCAATGTAATTGTATCTGATACTGCATATGGGAAAATAGACACTAACATTTATGCAATGTCATCCCCATATGATACTAGAATTTATTACCCAAATTTTGATGAAGAAAAAAGTATAGATATTTCTCACAATGGTAATATGTATATTCCAGAAAGAATTGAATTTGCAAAAATATTTCACAATGCTGGAGTTGATATTGACTATGGCTCTAAAGCTAAGGGATATCTAACTAACTCTGACTATGCAAAAATTCATCGTTCTGCTAAAATATCATTGTGCTATACAAATTCAATATTTGGCCCAAATCATAAACAAAGAAAAGGAAGAATTGACGAAATCGCAGCTTGTGGCGGTTTTATGTTAATGACTAATCCTGAAGTAATGAAATGGAGAAATAATTATTGGTTTAAGGATGGCGTACATTATGTTTCAATGGATCAGAGTAATTGTGTTGATAAAGTAAAATATTATCTTTCTAATGCTGATGAAAGATCAAGAATTAGTAAGAATTTTTATGATGAGTGGAATACAAAATATTCACCAAGACCATATTGGGAAAAACTTTTTTCATTTATAAAGGATTAATTTTTAATGTTTGAAGGCAAAAACGTTCTTATCACAGGTGGAGCTGGAATGATTGGAAGAGCTCTAACTGAAAAGTTGATAAATCTAAAAGCAAATATTACAATAGCTGATCTACATTTTCCACTTGATTTAGAAAATAAAGTAAATTTTGTAAATAAGGACTTGAGATACTTACATAATTGTGAAGAAATTTGTCAAGGACAAGATTTTATTTTTAACTGCATTGGCGTAAAAGGTTCTCCTCAAGTATGTGCTTCACAGCCAGCAGATTTTATGGTACCAATGCTTCAATTCAACACAAATATGATGGAAGCTGCAAGAAGAGCTAATGTTCAGTGGTATTTATATACAAGCTCAGTAGGCGTTTATTCTCCTGCTGAAATCTTTTATGAAGATGATGTATGGTCAACTTTTCCATCTCCTAATGACAGATTTGCTGGGTGGGCAAAAAGAATGGGAGAATTGCAAGCTGAAGCATATTCAATCCAATATGGTTGGAATAAAGTTTCAATTGTCAGACCTGCAAATGTCTATGGAAAATTCGATAATTTCAATCCTGTAAATTCTATGGTGATTCCTTCACTTATTAGAAAAGTTCAAGAAAATGAAACTTTAGAAGTTTGGGGTGACGGTTCTCCAATTAGAGATTTTATTTTTGCTGATGATGTTGCTGAAGGTATGATTACCTGTGTTGAAAATAAAATCACAGAACCAATTAATTTAGGTTCTGGTTCTGGTTATTCAATAAAGCAAATTGTTGACTTAGTGATAAAAGCTTCTAATAAAAACCCAAACGTAGAATGGCTTACTGACAAACCTTCTGGTGACAAAATTAGAATACTTAGTTCAACAAGAGCTAATTCACACGGTGTATTTCCAAAGACTAATTTGGAAAATGGTATCAAGATAGTTACAGATTGGTTTGTTGAAAATAAGCAAGACATAGACAAAAAATATAATGTTTTTGTGAACCATTGAGGATTTGTATGAATTACTTTGAAAATAAAAAAATAGTTGTTACTGGAGGCAGTGGTTTTCTGGGAAGCAATTATATTGAGGGTTTACTCAAAAAAGGTGCAAGCGTCAAAACAAATACGCATAAGCGTTCTTTGCAAGTAAATGCTGAAAATCTCACGGTGCTTGAAAACTGTGATTTGACCCAATTAGATCATTGTATTGAATTAGTTGATGGGGCAGATTATGTAATTCATAGCGCAGGTAACATTGCACATCCTAGTACTGTAGCAACAGACATCCAAATATCTATTCAAAACATCAATGTTCTTGGAAATGTTTTAGATGCATGTAACAAATGTTCAGTTAAAAAATTCTTAGACCTCAATAGTTCAACTGGATATCCTGATAGAAGATTACCAATTACAGAAGAAGAATTTTGGGAAGATGAGCCTTACGTTTCTTATTTTGGGTATGGATGGATGAGACGTTATAGAGAAAAGCTAATGGAGCATGTATCAAGATTCTCCAAAACCGAAATCTTAGTAACAAGAGGTACTGCGATTTTTGGCCCTTATGACAATTTTAACATTAAGACTTGCCATGTAGTACCAGCTCTGATTAATAGAGTCTTATCTGATGAAAATCCATTTATTGCTTGGGGTAGTCCAGATGTAGTAAGAGATTTTTTGTTTGTAGAGGATGTTGTAAACGCTTCTTTGCTTGTTCTTGAAAAAGGCGTACCTATGAGACCCTATAATGTTGGGGCTGGCAAAGCAATTACTATCGGAGAAATTCTGGATGTCATATTGAAAACCACCAAAAAGTCACCAGAAATTATATGGGATAATTCTAAGCCTACTACAATTCCTTTTAGAATGGTTAGCACAGAAAGAATTACAAATGAGTTGGGATTTTATCCAGAATACACATTTGAACAAGGCATTGAAAAAACTGTGGAATGGTACAAAAAAGTTTATAAATGATGAAGCAATTTTTAGTAACTGGAGTATCTGGAGGTTTGGGTAAATATTTATTTGATAATTTACCTGATTGCTCTGGGCTGCACAGAACAAATTTTGATGAAGTAAGTTCAGAATCTTACGATACTATAATTCACTGTGCCTACAATAAAGAAAATATAATTACTGATTACAAGCAGTATATTGAAGATAATATTTTTTTATTGCAAAAAGTTAAAAAAATTAAACATAAAAAATTTGTTTATATATCATCAATTGATGTTTATAATGAGCAGAAAAACAATTACTCATTATTTAAAATGTTTGCTGAATCTCTCTTAAATAGTGATGACTTAATTTTACGTCTTTCTTGTTTATTAGGTAAAACTTCAAAACCAAATCACGTTTCTAAAATAATTTCTAATGTTGAATATATAAGTCTTGAAGAAAATTCAACTTTCAATTACACACTTTATTCTGAGCTTTTAAGTTTTTTTTCTGAAAACCTACATATCAATAAAATTGGAATTTGTGATTTTGTTGCAAATGATTTTGTGTACTTAAAAGATGTCATCAGCTTTGCTAAATCTGATACCAAGACTGGGCAATATTGCTATAACTCAAAATATCAATTTGTAAATCCTATATACTTAGATCATCCAGAGTATAATAAAAGCTCTTTAGAAAAATTAAATCTCTTTATTAACAATCCTGAGTAATTACAAAAAACAATTTCCACGGTATAAATGTATTGATGGAAAAATACTTACCTGAAGACCTAATTGCATTTGAAACAGATATTGCAAATTGTTTCAATGAAGGCATTATCAAAGCACCCGTTCATTTATATGATGGCAATGAAGAACAAATCATAAAAGTTTTTCAAGATGTATCAGAAGATGATTGGGTTTTTTGCACTTGGCGTTCACATTATCAATGTTTGTTGAAAGGTGTGCCAAAAGAACAAGTGAAAACCGATATTTTAAATGGTAAATCTATAACTTTATGCTATCCTGAACACAAAGTTTATTCTTCTGCTATTGTAACAGGAAGTATTCCAATTGCTACAGGGGTAGCTTTAGATATAAAGCGTAAAAATCAAAATAACAAAGTATGGTGTTTTGTTGGAGATATGTCTTCTGAAACTGGTGTTTTTTTTGAAAACTGGAAATACGCAGTTAATCACGACTTACCAATTACTTACGTAATTGAAGACAACAATAAATCAGTTTGTTCAGAAACTCGTAAGGTGTGGAATTGTGATAAGTTATTTTTTGAAAACGAAAATAGAAAAATAATTTACTACTCATACACTTCTAAATATCCTCACGCTGGGGCTGGAAAAAGGATTCAATTTTAATGAAATACTTTGATGAACTTAAAAGATCAATGGAATGGCTTGCTGAAAAAGAAGATACTTTATTTTTAGGCCAAGCTGTTGAGTATCCAGGCACAGCACTTACAAATACTATTGCAAATGTAGACAAAAGTAAGTTGCTAGAAATGCCAGTAAACGAAGAAATGCAAATGGGTATGACTTTAGGTATGGCGTTAAATGGTAGTGTTCCTGTATCTTTTTTCCCAAGATGGAATTTTCTTATATTAGCAGCCAATCAACTAGTAAATCACATCGATAAAATAAATATAATGTCAGATGGTGGATATAAGCCAAAAATCATTATCAGAACAGCTATAGGTTCACAAAGACCATTGCATCCTCAACACCAACATATTTCCGATTTTACTGCAGGTTTTAAGGCTCTTTGTGATTATGTTGATATAATTAGACTGGAAGAACCACATCAAGTTTTTAATGCTTATAAATATGCCTATGAAAGAACAGATAATAGGCCAACATTATTGGTAGAATGGGGAGATTTTTACAGTGAAAAATAACTTATCTCATCCTCTTATGAATGACAATATTGATAGAGAAGATATTAATTCTGTAATTGATTTCTTGTCAGGTGAAAATATCCCCAAGCTTACAAATGGACCTAAAGTTGTTGAATTTGAAAACGCTTGGGGCAACTGGCTTGGAACTAAATATAATCTTTTTGTAAATTCAGGAGCTTCAGCAAATGAGTTAACTATGCTGGCAATTGCTCATATGATAGGTGAGGGAGAAATTATTGTCCCACCTCTTACTTGGATTTCTGACATTTCTTCAGTCTTATTCGCAGGGCATAAATTAGTTTTTGTGGATGTAAATTTCACAAATCTTTCTTTTGATATAGACAAGCTTAAAGCAGCAATTACACCAAACACTAAAGCAATTTTCTTAACTCATGTTCTTGGAATTAACGCTATCACAAAAGAACTCTTAGAAATTTGTGAAAAAAATAATATTCTGCTAATCGAAGATGTATGCGAATCTCACGGTACAACTTATCAAGGATGCAAAGTTGGTAATTTTGGATTCGCAAGTAATTTTAGTTTTTATTTTGCACATCATATGTCAACAATTGAAGGTGGCATGATATCCACTAACAATTTTGAATTTTATCAAGTTTGTCGTGCATTAAGATCTCATGGTATGGTTAGAGAAATGACAAGTTCAGCTATGAAAAACTCTGTCATTGAAGCTAATCCAGACTTAAATCCTGATTTTATTTTCTTGCGTCCAGCTCATAATTTTAGAAGCACTGAAATCAATGCTGTCATTGGCTTATCACAGTTACCAAAGCTTGATGATAAAAATCAAGAAAGAATAGATAATTTTGATTTATTTATATCAAATTTAAATTCTGAAAAGTATCATATCGCAATTAACACTGAAGGCAATTGTAACTATGCTTTTATAGTGATTCTGAAAGAGCCAAATTTTGATAAACGAAATGCTCTGGAAAATAAACTTGCTGAAAATGGAATTGAGTTTAGAAGAGGACTGTCTGGTGGTGGCAATCAAATGAGACAGCCTTTTTTCAAATCTATTTATCAAGACTTTTCTGATTATCCAGTTATTGAGCATGTGCATAATTTTTCTTGGTATATTGGAAACTACCCAGGTCTGGAAAAAGAAAAGATTAATTTTTTACTTGAGATTTTAAATAGTGACTAAAAATGAAAAAAAATTACAGTAATATTAAGATATTAGTCATAGGCGATTCTTGCACAGATGTTTTTGTGTATGGTAATGCCTTTAGATTAGCACCCGAAGGCCCAGTACCCGTATTCAATCCGGAATCTGAAAAACAGAATGGGGGAATGGCTTTAAATGTCAAGCATAATATCGAAGCAATTGGGGCAAATGCAACACTCTTGACTCAAAATGAAGACATATTCAAAACAAGATATGTTGACTCAAGAACAAATAGTCTTTTACTACGTGTAGATACTAATGACACAGCCACTAGAATAAGTAGAGATGTTATTCAAAGCATCACTAATAACACATATTTAGATGTTGTATATGATGCAATCATTATTAGTGATTATTGCAAAGGTTTTTTGACAGAAGAAGATATTGATGAAATTTCACTTAATAATTTTAACATTTTTTTAGATACAAAAAAAATACTAGGTGATTGGTGCAAATACGTTACTTTTATAAAAATTAACTTTTCAGAGTTTGAGCGAACCAAACATACAATTGATAAATTAGATATTTCTGAAAAACTTATAATAACTAAGTCTGACGATGGTTGTGATTATCAAGGTGAAAATTTTCCAGTAGAAAAAGTGAATATCAAAGATGTTTCCGGAGCTGGTGATACATTTATTTCTGGGCTTGTATGTGAATATGTCAATTCTTATTCTGTAAAAAATGCGATATTGTTTGCTCAAGAATGTGCCACTAAAGTTGTTCAAAAAAAGGGAGTTTGTACTATATGATTATGAAAGAATATTACGCTATGTATTTGACACTTCACCAAAATAAAGTTTGTAGAAGACTTCACGTACTTGGCCAAATCATGACTTTATTGTGGATTGCCGGATGTTTGAATTATGGCTATTTTTGGTTTTTGTTATTGACGCCATTTATTGTTTATCCTTTTGCTTGGAGCGGACACTATTTTTTTGAAAAGAATCAACCAGCAGCATTTAAAGATCCAGTCAAGGCTAAAATTAGTGATTGGATGATGCTTTTTGATATCTTAAGAGGAAAAATAGATTTTTAATGTCTAACTTAGATTCTTTGATTAGAAACAATTTAGATTTGCCAATATCTGAAGATGTCTCCATTTATAAGGATGTTGAAAACAGAAAAAAGTTCACAAACGAAATATGTAAAGTTGTAAACACAGAAATTGATAAAACTTTGCATCCCTATGATAAAGATATACTTGAAGATATCAGAACTAATGGATACGCTATAGTTGAAAATTTTATATCTCCAGACGAAATAGAAGAACTCAAGAAGTACATAAGTAATTTTAAGGGTTACCAATTTCATATTCCAAATAGATCCTTTAACAAAATACCTGAAAAATATTCATCTGATTTAAATTGGAATGTTTGCTCTTATAAAACAAATCACTTATTACATAATCCTTTTTTGCTCAAGCTAATGACAAAACCTGATATAATCTCTTTAGTTCAAGAGTATTTAGGCTGTCTTCCAATGATATCGGGCTTAAATATCTGGTGGAATAAATATACAGGACAAGAGTTTCACACTCAAAAGCTACACAGAGACTATGATGATTTCAAGTTCATAACTATGTTTATTTATCTCACTGATGTAAACACTAAGAACGGTCCTCACGTTTACTATCCGAAGACCCATAATGGCGAAGAACCATCTACAGAACCAATCGAAATTACAGCAAAAGCAGGCACAGCAATTTTTGGTGACACATATGCTTTACACTATGGAAAACCCCTAGAAGAAGGCGAAAGGCTTATGTTTTGGACAAGATTCTCTTTGCATAAAAATAATAATTTTTACAGAGATGGGTCTGAAGAATATATTCAAGAGCCAAGTGTTTTTTTTGATGTTATTGATGACAGTGATATCAATAGACATGTTTTGAGAGCATTTACTAAATAAGGAGAAAATATGGAAGAAATAGATTATCTTAAAGTTAATCCGGAATACGGAGACACAATGATGGATCTTGTTTTTGCTCAAAGAGTTAAAGAAATTATTGATGAGTATAAAATTACAACTTGGTTTGAAACTGGAGTTGATGTAGGAACAACAGCATTAACAGTTACAAAAATGGTCGAAAAGTGGATTGGTGTTGAAATTCGTGAAACTTCTTGTGAAAGAGTAGCTAAAAGATTTTCTGACAATAATGTAACTAATGTTGAAATAATTCAAGGAAACTCTCCTATCGTATTATTGAATAAAATGCATACATTAGATGTTGACCATACTATATTTTTTCTGGATGCTCATTGGGGAGCCTACTGGCCACTATTAGATGAAATTGACACAATTTCAAGGGGTAAAGGAATACTCATAATGCACGATGTGCAAGTACCAGGTCACCCAGAACTAGGCTATGACCAATATGGTGGAAAAATATTAAATTACGATTATGTCAAGGATGCTCTCGCAAGATGGAGTCCTACGCACAGAATTGAATATAATTCTGAGACTAAGTATATTCATCCCAGGGGAATAATGTACGCATTTCCAAAATAAAAAAAGAGGAGTAAAAAATACTCCTCTTTTTTTTTGTGACTAGTTTAGAATTAGCTTACGGTAATTCTTGAAACTGCATAGTCATTGATGAGCGCAAAACCGAGCTCTTCGTAAACAACCCATCCAAGTCTAAGTCTCTTTGGATCGTCTGCTGGGAGAACAGTAATGTCTTGGCGAACTGGCATTGCACCAACGAATTGGGCAGGAGCAAGAACGTAAACACTGTTCTTTGGAACCATTGTGGAGACATGGATGTCTGCGGAATAAATATGTCCGTAGAGACCAGTCATAAGGATATCTCTTTGAGTTGCCTCATCGAAGAATTCCTTACCCCAGTTTCTGATATCCTTGTATCTTTGCGGGTGAAGAACAACCTTAGCGCCGATTAACTCGTGCTCTTCGATGAGGGTCAACGCAAGGTTGACGTTCTCTGGTTGAAGAGTACCAGAAACGGAGATTGATTGGTCAGTTGGAACACCAGCATTGATGACCTTGAAGACTTCAGTATCTTCTTGTCTTTGGAGGGAGTCCTTAGCACGGACTTGAGCTCTATCGACGATGTAGAATCTTCTTTGGCGAATCTCATTGAGTCTGATCTGTGGATGAGCAGCCAACTCAATGGTTGGAACAAGAAGCTCTTCTGCTTCAACTTCTGCAGCAGGAACAGCACCACGCTTAGGAATAACGTATGACTTTACAGCCACGTCTCTCTCATAGCGAGCTAAAGCACCTTGTGGGAGCTCATCGACCATAAGAAGCTTACGGCCAATTGCTTGGTACATAAGGGAGGTCTTGATTGGCTCAACCATTGCTTGTGCAAGTGCTGTGCGTCCCTCTGGAGTCTCAAGAGCCATTGCAATAATGGACTCTCTTTGCTCATTTGTGTTTCTCTTAATCATTGACATTTGATTTTTTCTCCTTTAATTTACGCTACTGATTATCTTGCACCAAGTTGGGTGAAGTAAATAAGACCAGCGGCTGAATCGTATGAATCGACTCTACCAACGATGATTCCATCGGTTCCAACTGCACCTGGGTCTAATTGAACAAGTTTACCTGCACTACCAGAAGCTGCTGCAACGGTAAGAAGGTCACCAATAGCAGGGACCCAAGTACCACCGTCAGCGGAAACAGTTGAGGATGCAGTGCCTGACCATCTGTCAGTAACGAATTGACCGCCAGGAGTATTGAAAACTCCAACGCCTCTTCTTGGGCCTTCATATCCTGAAGAACCTGCAGTTGGGTTTGTAACACCATTGACGTTCTCAGCTAAGAAGTCGCCAATAGCTCTCTTTGATACAACATAGAAACCATTGTTGTTAGCAACAAAGTTACCTGATGTATCAGTGTAAGAAGAACCAACTGGATCTGCTAAGATCATTGTGTTACCAGTTCTTGCTGTATCATCAGCGGAAAATCCAACGAATCTACCTAATTGCTCAGCAACTGTGTCGAATGCACCTGCAGCTCTATAAGCAGCAGCAACATTACCATCAGTTCCGATCATAAGAGCATCGCCTGCAAGGAATGAAGCGCTTGATGCTGTTGGGTAGTTAGCAACAATTGCAGTATTTAATGCACGAATAGCCATTTTCTATTTCTCCTAAATTTTTAAGTGAGGAAACTAATCCTCGAGTTTTGGCATTGTCCAAGTGCCCTTGAGAGCACCTTGGATGTCAAGAGCTGCACTGTTAGAAGCAAAGCTTCCGTGGAATGCAGGGGATGTAGATACGCCTAAAGTTGAAGCAGTTTTTGTCATTTTTTCTGCAGCAGCAGCAGCGACTCTTTCAGTTGATGTTTGTGCAGACTTGAGTAAAAGTTTAGTTTGTCTAATCATTGAATCTGCTTTCAAGCCATCATTAAGCATTTGCTCTGCATATGAATCTACTTCGTCAGAAGTGATAATTCCTGCAAGTGCAAGTTTAGATGCACAACCATAAGATGTTTTGATTCTAGCTAAGTCGAGTGAACTAGCGGCTAATTCTTTTCCAACATCTTGTGTCATTTTATTGACTTCAATCGCTGTGTTTTTACCTTGTTGCATAGTCATTGATGCATCACCGATTTGTTTTGTATCAATTGTTGCAGATGCTTTTTCCATATCATGGTCTTTGCCAGATTCTTTGTTGGTTGGACAGTCGTTATTTGCACATCTGGTAGAATCTCTTTCCATTTCTTCATCAGACATAGACATTCTTGTACCGCAAGAAGTGCACTCAACTGTGTTTTTCTTGTCTTTCTCAGCAATTCTGTTGTTACCAGCATTTGCACGAGTGGTCTTGTGTGGCATATTTGGCATTTGAGTTGGAACTTCAAAAAGATTTGCATCTTCAAGTCCCTCTGATGGATTCTCGAGAGATTCCCAATTAACAACGTACTCTAATGAGCCATCGCCTGAACCTTCAAACTTCATAGGCTTTGTTACATCTGGAAATTGAAGTGAATCTGGGTTGTTTGTAGGAACTCTTTGCTCAGCCCAGCTTGGGTTTTGCTCTTTGAGTGAGTTGCCTTCGCCACCCTCAAAACTCATTGAAGGGTAATCGATTTCACCTTCCATATTAACCATATCTTCGTTGTATTTGAATGTGCTGTGCGCTGGATATGCCTCTTCTTCAGCAGCGAGCTTCATAAGAATTTCTTCTCTTTCTGCTCTTCTTAAAAGGGCTTCTCTTTGTGCCTTGCGCTCAGCTAATGCTTGTTTAGTCATATTTCTAACCTCATTGCTGTTTTTTGTAAATTTTTCAGTATTTTCATCTTCAATTTCATCTTCATCATCAGAATCCATATCTTCCATGTCATCCATGTCTTCCATTTCATCTTCTGAAGAATCTAAATCTCCGCCAAGAAGATTATCTAGCGCCTCTTGCACAGCTTTTTGTGCTTGATCAACCATATCAGCGGGAACTTCAATTTCAAAAGTTGCTACATCGTCACTTTCATCTGCTTCGTCACTGTCTTCCATGTCATCATCTGACATCTCATCATCATCTTCATCAAGTTCTTCTTCATCACTTTCAAAGTGATGAAATTCCATTTCTTCATCGTCGGATTCATCGTTTGCGAAGTCAACAGTCTCTTTGCCATCCTCTAAATCTAAACCAGCAAGCTTTATTCCGGCTTGTTTAGCAATATTAGGAAGATACTTTGCTCTGATTGCACTTGCCACAACTACAGCTTCATCATCATTCAATGATGCAGTTCTAGCCATATCATTTGTACATTGAACAAAATCTTCTTTGTCTGTTGCTTGAATTTCTGCCAATTTTAAAGCTGCAAATTTAGCATTTTCGGCATTTTTCGAATTTTTATTCATTTTATTGCTGCTTCCCTTAATAAAATCAAATCTTTTATCAAAGTGTGTTATAAAAGTATTCCTTTATAAACTGATTATTTTTTCTTGATAAATAGGTTTTACACCTTTTTTATCTATTTACGGGGAGATAAATCTCCCCATAAATCTTAGTCAATCCAAGTAATTGAGACATCCAATTTTGATGGATCTTTTTTGCTTGTTTTTACAGATGTTCTAGAATAGTTTCCACAGCTATGGCAGAAAGTATTATTCTTTACTTTATTTGCTTTTCTATTTCCACAACTTGGACAAATCATACCGACAGGAAGCATTTTAGATGCTGTTCTGTCAAAGTCAGGCATTGCAGTTTTTAAGTAAACATCTGAATCAACTGTTGCTGAAAGTCTAACCATTGTCTTGATTGAGTTTGCAACTGTTCCTAAAGCAGGAGGCGCAGGAGAAGCAGCTGGAACCTCAGTTGGAGCTGTTGCTGCACCAAGGCCCATATCAGGTCCTAAACCACCAAGGTCTTCAGACTCTGGAGATTCTTTACCCTTGTCACCCATAGATATAAGCTCAATTGATTGAAGAATCTTGTATGTTGTTCCGCAGTTTTGACAATCTGCATTTGATTCAGAAATATTTACATCATCTGATCCGCAAACTGGGCAAACACTTCCCCAAGGTTTCTTTTCACCTGGCTCTGTCATTGCATCAAGATCTGATGTTTCGTTCATTTCTGTACCAGTCATAGCAGAGATTCCTAAATCTCCGCCAATAGGAGCCATAGCGCCTAAATTAGGGTCTACAGGGCCTGCAGCAGGAGAAGCGGGAGCTGGAGCACCCATAGGAGGAGCTACTTGTGCATATTTAGATAAAACTTCATCTCTTCTATTTTTTCTAGCAATTCTTGCACCTTCAGTCATTACTACAGGTAATTCTTCAGCAATTACTTCTGCATCCGCATTTTCTTCGTCAACCTTGAAAGTTTTGGATGACATTGTTGAAACTGTTGCGGTTACATCACCATTTTCTGAAACAACTAAATCAGTAAATGAGAAAGTGTTTGGATCTACTGTAAATCCGTGACCTTGAAGAACTTCCATTGCTTTTTGTTTGAATGCTTCATCAAAGCTATCGTCTCCAGGAGACATTCCGTTCAAATCTTCAGCAACGCACATAAATCTAAGGCAATCTGATTTTGTGTGTGTAACAGTCATTCCAGCAGTTCTGTCTGCTTCTTGTTTTGCTTCAATAGCTCTTGAAACTAATTTTTCTGCCAAATCGAAATCTTGGCAAAGTCTTTTTGCTGCTAATGCAATTTTGCGAGTTGGAATATTGAAGTTTGTTGAATAATCAGCAAGCCATCCAATCAAATTATTCTCAATTTTTTCTGCACTGGCAGTCTTGACTCCCCAAAACTCTCTTCTTGCTCTAGATCTTAATCTACCTTCAGTTGCAGTGGTGGTTTTTGCTCTATCAATTGCTGCCATAAGTTGTTTTTCTGGCATTGAGTCAACGACATCAACACCTTCACCTGGTGCAGTTCTTGTTTCTTCAGAGGACATTGCCATAGCACTAATTGCAGATTTCAAATCGTCTTTAGAAATTAAGTCACCAGCTCCGTCTACAGCTGATCTAAGCGCTGATCTGAGTTCTTCATTCTTTGAAGGTTGAGTATCAACATCAAGGCCAGTTTCAGGAGCAGCAGCCCCAGCCATCAAAAGTTCTGCAATTCTAGTGACACCTTCTTTGGTGATTTCGCCTTCTTCAACAGCAACCGAAAGTGCTTGCGAAAGGTCTTGAGCAGTTACTTCTGAAGTTACAGCAGCGCCTAATTGTTTGAGGACAGCTGTGACTGGATTATCAACAGAAGATTGTCCAAAAAATTCTTCTTTCTCAGTATTTGCTGCATCCATTTCTGTACCAGCAGCAGCAGTTCCAATCATTTCTGGAAGCATTGGTTCTTCAGATAAAACTTGTGCAACTCTCAAAATTGTCTTTGGAGTTTCAAACGAAGAAACAACTGCTTTGCCTAATGCTTCAATTGTCTTGACCATGATAAGTTGTGCAGGAGCACTTCCTTCAGATCTGTGCTTAGAAAGTCTATTTTCTAAAACTTCAGTTGGAACACCCTTAGTTACTTCATCAACAAGTTCAGTCAGAGATTTTCTAACTTCATCATCCTTGACTCTTCTTCCATAAAGTCCAGCTTTACCAAGTAAAATTTCCTTGACAGCTTCGGCACCTTCGCCTGTTCTTTTAGTATCAAGTTGTTGTTCTTTGCCAACAGTAGGAGCACCAGTATTTTTAGTTTTCACACCGTCTTGTAAATTACTATATGACTCACCAGATCTTACTTCTTCTAAAAGACTTTCTCTGTCGCCATCTCTGTCCTTAACATCAAGTAAAGCTGTTCTGACAAATGATGAATAATCTTTTAACAGTTCTGCAGCAACTCTTGTGCCTTGTCCTGATTCCATCATAGAAATTTGATTTTCATTGAGGATAGGTTCCCAAGAAGTTCTTTTACCATTAGTAAATCCGGTTATCGATCCATCAGTTGAAAGAACAACTCTATTACCCGCACTGTCTTCAACCTTAAAATCGATTGTGACAGCAGCAGCTAATTTTTTTCTTTGCTCTGATGCAATCTTAGCAAAATGATCCATTTGATTTCTGCTCCCCGCCTCTATAGGCTTGTTTGTTTTTATGTTTTTATTTCTCTCATTAGCAATTCTAATGACATTTTGAATACTTTGATTGACTTGTTCTACGTTATTCAAATTATTTTTTAAACTCAGAATACTTTGTGCAAAGTTTCCAAATTTATCAACAGTTTTATGATTTGTACTTGCAAAAACTTCTCTTCTACCATCTTTAGAAGCCCAAACTAAATTATAGTTTGTAGATGCTAATGCAACTCCACTTCCAATAGGATTTGGATTACTGAAGTTAGTCATATCCATAACTTTTCCAACTGATTCAGTTGGAGAATAATTAGCTAAACCAATTTGTGGGCTTGCCATTTGTTGCGATGGATTTGGTTGTGCAGCTTGTGGCATACTTTGAGGTTGATTTATTGGCTGTGGTCTTTGACCACTACCAACGTCAACTCCATCGTCGATCATGTCTTGCATAGTAGACTGAAGTTCAGCCATTGACTTAGTGATTTTGCCTACGTGTCCTAAATCAACATTGTCTTTACGTGCAAACATATTCATTACAGCAACTTCTAAAAAGTTCAAAGAAAGATTGATAAGATCAAGAATGTTAAGGCCAGATCTTGGATCAATTCCTAAGGCTCCCAAAACTGCTGCAACTGTTGAATTTTGATTAGCTCCCTGACCAGCTAATAGTTGTCCGCCAACTAATGTGCCTGCTTGTTGTGCAAGTCTGATAGCAACATTGGTAGTTTGATTTGCTTGTCTCAAACAGCTTTCATATGCTGTTCTTTCATTAATATTTTCAGGGATTTCTTGTAAAGCTAAAACAATATTTGAATTTATTTCATTAGCTTTCTTTTCTAAATTTGTTGCTGCACTTAAAACGTCATCAACATCATAAATTTCTTGAATTTCACAAGACTCAAAAGCACCATCACCTACACAGCTTAATTCTATAAACTTAACTCCATAGTTTTTTTCATAAGCTTTCTTGCCGGTTTCAGGATAAGTCTTGCCTTTATATTTTTTCAAGTGCTCACAATAGTCTCTTTCAGTATAGGCTTTATTGTTACAAATGGAACAAACGCCCCACTCAACACTTGCACCCATACTTACATCGTGAATAACACCTGTTCTAATATTTCTTGCGATATCAGGATATGCTTCCTCATCTACAAAGAAAGTACAGTAAACACAGTTTTCTTTTTCGTCCCATTCAGCGTAAACAACCATTCCTTTAGCTTGTTCAATATCATCATTTTTATGATTTGTATATATTGGAACACCTTCGAAAGATTTATATGCTGGGATTTTTTGACCTTTTAATTCAACTTCTTTAAGTAATTCTTCTTTAGAAAACAAGTCACCGTTTGCATTAACAACGTCTGCATCAATTGCTCTGGCTCTTACCCAAAGTAATTTAGCACCTTTACGAGCTTGCATTTCTTTAACGATATCAAAATCTTTGTATTTTTCTAATACTTCTTTAGGATCAGCATAGAGTGATTGTAAACCAATTTTTGCTGCTTCCCTCATATTTGAAGAAGCAGTTTTTATTAAGTGCTCTCTTGCCGCAACTCTGTCGTTTTCATTAAGAAAACTTTGCACAGTTATAGCACCACCTTTTGCAACTCTATACATATAAAAATTCCTTTAAAATAAAGTTTCTGATACCTGTATTCTAAAAATGTACTCTTTAAACCTTTGATTACTTAAAGCTAAACCCGTCGGTTTCGACGGGTTTATTGTACAGTTTAGTTAAAATTATAAATATTTTTCACCATCTCCATTTGAACTTTGACCTGTACGTTTTTTAATTGCATTTATCAAGACGTTCAAACAATCTTGAGGATGATCTTGTAGCTCTTTATCAGTAAATCTAATTATAATCCAACCATTGACTGCTAATTCTGAATCTCTTCTCTTATCTTTAGCAATTTTATCTGGATTGTTGTGCCAAATTTCTCCATCTGCTTCAACACCAATTTTCAAGTTTGGAATTGCTCCATCCAATTGATAATCCATTGTTGGACCAGCTGAATATTGAGCATAAAGTGGGAAAGGCATATTCAATGACATCAATAATCCATATAATTTCTTTTCTAAAGACGTAAACATCTTTGGTTGATTAATGTTTTCTAATTTTTTTGCAATAACCTGTCTGATAGATTCATTTTTGTTATTTGCATAATGATGCATTTCATTCATAGCATAATTATTCAATGGGTAAGAAAGCGAACCGCCAATAAACGGTGTATCAATTACTCCAAAAAGACCATCATACTCAACTGGCAGAGGGCCTAAATTAGCTCTACCAGTAACAGGTTTCAGACTCATTAAGAAAGCTTCGTGAGCTGAAGATTTTATTTTCTTACTTGCGGTTCTAATTTTATCTGATTTATTTAAGTCGTCTAGTCTATTTTGATATATACTATTTACAATGTCTGATGCGAGCCTATAATTTTCAAGCATAGATTTTGCTGTAGGCGCTGGAGCTTCTGGCATTGGGGCCGGAGGAGCTGCTCCAGCTGGAGAAGCACCAGGAGCTCCACCAACACCAAGGTCTGGTGCAGGAGGGGCTGCGCCCATGTCTGCACCTCCAGATGCGCCAAACCCTTGACCTGTTACGCCACCACTTTGAAAACTTAATGATATATTTGGTGTTCCAAAACTTTGGTCGCTCATAAAATTAGCGCCTTGTTCATATCTAAGTCTTTCAATTTCTTGGTCAGAATCAAGACCAAATGCTTCAATCAAGGAAACATTTGAAATTACACCATTCTGATTTGCTGTTACAAGCATCTGCAATTTGCCAGTGTCGTCTCTTAACTGCAGGTCATCAAATTTAATACGTGGATAAACAATTTCTTCTTGCCCACGTTCTCCTTCAATAACAAATCCATTCCATTTTGCAACGGGCATGAAAATATTCATTTCTACCCAGTGAGCAACTTCTCTTCGGAATGTTTCTAGTCTTTGAGCCATTGCAAGAAGACCAACTTGAGCGTTTCCGTAAGTAGGTCCTTCACCATTCAACAAGGCTTTATTAAGCATGACACCATCAAGAATTTCTTGTTCGATAAGTTCAAATTCACCAGTCAAAGGGTGAATTTTTCCAGTTGCACCATACCACTCTAGATCAAAGTTATGGTGAGTAACAAGAGTTAGGTTTGGATCATTCGCAATTGACGCTAATTCATCTTGAACATTGTCGATGTCTTCTTGAGATGCTGGTCTTGTATCGCTACCAATCTTTACAACTTTGATTGGTAAAATAAGGCGTTCAGCAATCATATACTGAGCTTGTCTCAGTTTATCTTTGTATGTCAAAATTGGGAATAATGGTCTTATCATAGAGATGCCATAATCTTCCCAAGGATTTGAACCATACTTAAAGTGATGTATGGAAATCTGGTTTAATTTGATAGGATCGCCCTTGAGAATAAGTTTCTTAATTCCGTCTGGGATAGAATCATAAATATCTTTAGGATGTCTTTCGTTTACAATTCGGATTTCTTCAGCAGACGGTCTGTAAGCATAGCTACCCTGCTGGTCAATCATCCCTGGAGTCTTAATTACATTATCAGGGTTTAAAATAGAAATGGATTTCCAAGAAGCTCCATCGTGTTGACATTCTTGATTTTTATCTTCGTCCCAGTTTGAACCGTGGCAGTGAGGGCAATCAATAGATAACAGAACAAAAGCATCACCTAATAAATGATATACTTTTGAAATTTCAGGAAGCCATTTTTGAAAATTAAGTTTTTCTACTAATTTTTCAAAATAATCTTTAACGTAAGAAGATGAACATTCTAATTTCCAACCAGAGAATGGATAATTGGTATAGAAGTTAATTGCTGCAGAAACTTTTGGTTCATTGTTCTTCCACCAGTTTGCCCATAGATACACTTCACGTCGAGCATTTGGGATTTGAAATGAAGATGGAGTAAGGAATGGAGAATAGAAGTTAGGAGCAGTTGTGATAGAATTGATACTGGCAGATCTTGTAACACCAGGACCTAATCCTAAGCCAATACGACTACTTGCATATGCTTGTTTTGATTCTGAAGTGGCTGTACTAGTCGAGCCTGAAACTTGTGTTGCTGCTGTTCTAATAGCAGATGCAAGAGATGTTTTTGTTGCCATAACATATATTATACCGTTCTATTTTTTATTAGAACCAAGTTTGATTAGATGGAAGTTGTCCGAAGAGTTTTGGATCTTGTTTGCCACTTAATGCTTGTGTATAACCTTCACCATTCTTTAAGTGCAAAAATCCTTCACCTTTTTTGTAAGCATTAGAATCTGCTGGACTGACATTATTGTTTTGTTGCCTTGAGCCATCTAAAAGATTTTCAAGAGTAGTTTCTTCAGGGTTGGAGTGATGTTCAGAATGTCTTCTCGCTTCATTGGATGCTGACTGTGGACCAGTAATAAATTGACCATTATTGTCCATATTCATTCTATGAGGTCTCTTTACAAGTAACTCCCAAATTTCTGCCTGCTGCTCTTTTGTCATATGATAATAATCATCGACAGTTTTGTTCATTTTTTTAAGAATACCAGGTAGTTCATCGTAAAGACCTTGTGGCTGATTGTCAATATCTTTAACAATGTCAATTCCGGCATTTTGCTCATTAGTAGATTCATTTCTTGAAAAATCTACTCCACCGCCAAATGATACGACTTTTCTATACCACATCGTCGTATTCTTCTCTTTTAGATTGCATTACATAATCTAAGCCGAGTTCATTTGCAAAGTTTTTAAGATCGTCTTCAGAAAATTGATGACCCCAATCATCATCATCAGTATCACTCAATAGTTGTTCGATACTTTTGTCATTTTTGTTGTTTTGTCTATGGGATTCTAATTCTTCTTCTTTTGAATCTTCGCTAACTTTCTTTGATGCAGATATATTTTTATTGAGTAAATTACTTACTGACTCTTTAGGCTCAGCTTTATTTTTATTGAGTTCATTTCTATAATTCTTTGGTTCTTTGCTATCAAGCAGTTGTTCAGCGTATGATTTCTCCATTTCGCCTTTTCTTGAATAAAGACCATCTTCGAGTTGTTCTTCTCGAGTAGTCTCAGTATCAGAATCTACATCATTGAGTTTTCTTAATAAAGCCTCAAGATAGTCACTACCGCTTTGCTCTTCTCTAGGTAATTGAGAATCTATAGTTTTCATAGAATCAGATTGAGCTTGCTTTGGTCTTAGAACAGGTTTACTACCTTGCTGATGGCCATAACTTGACTCTTTTGTCTCAGAAAGTTGTTTTTCTCTAGAGTCTGATTCGTTATGTTTACCTCTAACTTTATTTGCGCCTCTATCAGAATTCTCAAATCTTGCTTCAAAACCAACTTCACCGTCAGTCAGTTTTTTAGATCTTTCACCTTCAGCAAGATTAAGTAAATTGGCTTCATTATCAGGATGCCTATGGACATCAAGTTTGCCCATAACTTGATCATGTGATTGGAAAGCTGTTTTCATCCAGTCAGCATATGCACAAGTCACAGTTCCATCTTTACCAATTCTTGAGTCAATGCAGTTTTCTCTACACTTAGAAATCTCCATTGGTACAGGGCCTTTACCTTGAAGTTTTCCTTTAGGGCATAAAAGATAAGGCTCATTGTCTTGTGTTGATAATGTAGTGTATGCAACTCTTTTCATTTCAGATGGAGTTATGCTTGAAAATGTCTGTTTTACTTTTTCGGCAACTTCTGATACGGCTTCTTTGTTGCCAGAAAGAACTAAAGTTCTTGCTTTATCTAAAAATGATTTAGAAATAACATTATCAGCAAATCTATACAAATTATCTAAAGAATTAATGGACTCAATCTGCCAATATCCAGTAGATTTGTCTTCTTTTTTGTATGCAACTCTTTCAAATTTAACAGCAGAGGATTCTTTGTTTAAAAAACTTTGAAGAGACACGTATGCATATCTTAGAAGATTTCTTTGTTGTGCTAATTTGATATTATTTAATGTTTTGTATGCGCTATGAACTTTTGATGCTGGTAAAGCAACAATAATTTCAGGTCCACCCATTGACTTAAAGCTATTTGTTATAGGATCGTCACCAAAATCATCAGCACTTAAAACATGAAAAGGAGAAGAGTGTGGAATTCTTTCTCCATCACCAACATTTGACAAAGTATCTTGGAGCATTTGCAACAATCCCATACCGCCAATCTTGGAATTCCCCAAAATTTTCTCAACTTTGTTTGGATCGTGTGTTTCATACTTAGTAGTGATTTTGTATCCGTGTTCCATAATTAATTTCCTAACCCAAGCATTGACAATTCTTCTTTATCAAATCCTCTGTCAGTTAATGCTTTTTTGATTTCTGCCAATTCTTCTTTAGCACCCTTTTTATTTGCTGGATCCTTGAAATCACCTTGAGGAGTTGACTTACTGTAATCAAGTAAATCCATCAAGAAACAAGCTCTTAAAATTAATTCTGAAGTAGATCTTTTGTGGAAATTTGGAGATTCGTCATAATTCAAAGATGCAGTTTTGACAGCTTCTTTTTTTGAATCTTCTTTTTCGTCTTTATCGTCATCTTTTTTTAGTTTCCTGTTATAATCTTTGACGATATCTACCGCACGTTCAATTGTTTCTTTATTCCAATACTTAAGCTTGGCAATATATCTTACAATATCGTTTTTCTCTACACCGTGATCTAGAAGTTTTCCAACCTTGCCCATCAAAACTCTGAATGGATTTCCACGAGTTTTTTTCTTTTTCTTTTGTGCTGCTCTTGAATTATTGTACACTTTGTCTTCCTTCTTAGATGTGATATAGAGTTCATATATTTCTCTACCAATATCTTGATAAGTAGGGTCCAATTCACCTGTAAGTGGGTCTTTAGTTCTAGTTCTTCCACTATTAGAATGCATTAATGCTTTAGATAATTTATCAAGTTTATGTTTAAGATTTTCATCAACAATTCTTACGCTTACATTTGCAACTTGATCTGCCATTACTTGAAAATCGTCTTTACATGCTAATACTTCTTGCAGTAAAGTTTGCAATTCTGATTCTGTAACGCCTTCAATTTGTTCCCCTCCAAGTGGAATATTATTGATTCCATTTGCAGGATTTGATGCTAATGCCGGTCCTTCAGAATTGTTTGGTTCCATTTTTATCTTAAGTCTAAATCAATATTGTTGTAAATGTCAGAAACAGTTTGCGCTCTATTTTTAGATTTTTCTATCATTTGATCTTGAAAATTCTTTTGTATGGAGAGTCTTTCATTTCTAACACGGTCTTGGTTAGCAATACGCATACTTTCTCTTTGGTCTAAACTTTCAGGATCAATCATTCCAAATGTTGAGTTGAATTCATTATCTGATGAAGTTCTCAAAATAGAATGAGCTCTGGAATTAACAACATTTGCTTTCTTAATTTTGTTAATGTTTTTCTCTTCCCAAGATTGATGCCTAGATGCTTTAGCTTCTCTCAATCTTTGTTGTTCTACAACTGCTTGTTCAGTTGTTGATTCTTGGGAATTCAAAAATTCTTTTGAAATTGAAATCATATCAGGATTGAAAATATTAGAAGATCCTCTGAGCATACAATCCATATATTCCTCAGATGAATATGCCTTCAAACCACTTGTTGTAGTTCTTGCACTTTCACCGTCATCATAAAAAGAACCTGATCTCTTAATAGCAGAAAAATCTTGTGCTAAAAGTCTATCTTCTACAGTTTCTTGTCTTAAGTCATTGTAAAGAGATGGGCCGGAAATTTTTTCCCATGATTTGCTGAAAGAATTAGCTTCTTTAGTAAATCCTATGTTTTGCTTAGAAATTTTCATTCTATTTTCAGCAGAATTCATTCTCAATTCAGCATATGGGTCTTCTTCAACTTCAACTTGAGCACCAACAAATTTTTTCTCTAAAAAACTTGGTATATTTTCAATTTCTGATACTTTTTTAAATCTACTCATTTTTTCATCCTTAATTTATTCAAGAATGTCCCAAGGCCTAAACCTTGGGACTTTTCTTCTTGAGGAATTAATTTTTCTTGTCGTATTTCTTGGTAAATAAGGCGTCGATCCAATCTTGGTCGCCATAGCCTAAATCATTTTTCCAATAATCAATGAGTCTTGAATAATCAGCATCAGAAAGTGTTGCTGTCTTAATCATTGATGACGCTGCAGCAATCTTAGTACTGTGATCGAGCTTTGATGCTAAAACACTTCTGATTTTTGCTGTATTGTCAACCTTTTTAGTAGCAACTTCGCCAATTCTTGCTTGGATATACTCAACTGGGAAACCCTCTGCAAGAGCCTTTTGTGCAAAAGCTGTTTTCATAGCAGGAGTCATTCCAGAATTTTGAGTCTTTCTAGATGCAGTCTTAACTGGTTGTGGTTGAACTGATTGCTCTTCAACACTTTGAACAAGTGCTTCTCTGTAAGCTCTTCTTTGTGCTAATCTAACAGACTTTTCTTTTTCAGAAGCAATTCTTGTTTCAATTTGTGAAGCAAGTCTGATTCTTCTGTCGTGTCTAGCAGCAAGAATAGCACTCTTTAAGTGCTCATCGCCAGCAGCTTCTGCAGCTTCAACTGCTTCTGCGGAAAGTTGTGAAGGATGGTTGAAGACATATGCTTTCTTAACTTTCTCATCTTTCTTAGGACCTTTTCTCTTCATCGGGCCCTTTGCATGATCTTCGTGATCTTCTTCTTCTTCGTCTTCGTGATCTTCGTCTTCGTGATCTTCAGATTTGTTTTTCTTGCCTTTCTTGTTCTCTTCAAGCCACTTAGCTAAGCCAGGATTAAGGCCTTTCTTAGCCATTTTGGTTGAATTGTGATACATAGATTCATCTTCCACATCTTCATTTGCGTAAGAAGAACCAGCTTCTTGTAACATATCAACCTTTTCTTTGCCAATAGAGTCTAAGAGTGCTTTAAGACCTTTATCTTTGTCTTCCTCACCATTTTCAGCAGCTGCTAATCTTTGGTTAAAGTTATCCCAGTCAATTCCTTGAAAAACAAGGTCAGAATCAAGAGGGTCTTCTTGATATCTGTTTGGGAAAATTCTATCTGCCATAATTTTGTTTTCTCCTCAAGAAAAAATACATTAAAAAAACTTCTTAAATTTAAAGGGTAATTCCTTTAATGCATCTATTTATTTTCTTTATCTAAAATCAGTTTGTTGCCCTTCATTATAAGCTTATCGCCTATTTTTATACCCAATTTGTCAAAAGTTCCCTTATTTGCTTCTACAACAAAAATAATCTTTGAACTTTCAGGATAAACAGATTTAGGATCATCTGCTTCCATATCTTTAATGTCTCGAATTCTGTACTTATCATCTAAAAAAGCTAATGATAATGGAAAACTAACATTTTTATTCCAAAAAGAGTAACAGTCAGGATAATCAAACTTGAAAACGACAACTTCGAAGTTTTCTAAAGGCTCCGCAAACATTAAGCCTTTTGTTCGTAATTTGTCATTATTTGCTAAAAATCTAATTTCAAATTCATCACGGAATTTGTCTTTAGTGAGTCAAGAACCAACTTTCTTAAATTTATTAGCAGAAGCCTTTACACTTCTTGCAGCTTCTAAATCAAATCTATCTTTAGTTCTTTGTTTTCTAAACTCATTGACATTTTCTGTTGAGAGAAAATGATCTCTAAGAGCTAATTTTGCCCTATCTGTCAGTTCTACAGATCTGCCATAGCCTGTTATTAATCCAGCTGTTTTCAATGCAAGCAAATCATTATCAGAAATATTGTTTGGAACACTGCAGACTTTTCCATCTTTGTTTAAGGCCAATTGAGACGCTGCAGTAACAAGTTCGTCAGTAGAAGCATCTATAGTCCTAAGCATATCAATATATCTAGTGCTCAATTTAGCTGCTTCTGCCTTTTTAGGTTGTTGGGAAACTCCTAATAGTTGAATTTGGATGTCTGATAATCCAAGTCCTTCCATTGATGGGCCGTCAAATAATTCTGCGTGTAAATCTAAACTATGTACTGGTTTAATTGGTATTGGCATAATAATCTCCTTATCTGTTTGGTAATCTATTTTTCCAAGCATTGCCTTCGTCTACATTTTTCTGATATGTTTCTTCCCAAGTAAAAGATAAAGTATCTCCCGCCATAGATGGGCTTGATGCTAAATTTCCTGGATCGATATATGCTGGACCTGGAACACTATCTGGGCCGTGCAATAAGCCTTCAATGTTTGGACCATCTTGCTCTCCACCCAAATCAAAATAATCTCTAACAAATCTATTGGGTTTTATCTTTTGTCTAAAGTAGTCATTTTCTTTATATTCATCTTCAATTTCTTCATATTCAACAAAATGAACGTGTGGCACCTTAGTTACCGACTGTTGAGGATAGTATTGAGCAAATTTGTTGAATAATTTGTCAGACTGAGCGAATTTGCCTGATGAATCTAATTTTTCACAAAGGTCCAGCAAAAGTAAAATTTGTTTATTCATTTTAAAATGTTGGTCCCATAAATCCACTTAATAATGTGTCATATTGCTCTTCGACACTTGCATCTTCAGTTGGTGTTGGTTTTACAAAATTAAAATAAGAAGAAGGCATTTTTGGTTGACGTATATTACTTTCAATAGATTGGAATGGGTCTATTTGTTTTAATTCTGCACTTTCTTCACCAGTAAACTTTCTAGGAGTTAAATTGACATTTGCATCAGGATTTGGATAAGTCAATAAGGTGTCTTTCAATTGGTATTCTTGATAACCGTCTTGATCTGGTGTATTGACATTTATCAAATCATCAAAGTATTGTTCTAAATCAGATCCGTGTTCTAACAATGGGGTTTTACCTAACGGTTCATTACTGATTTGTTCTACATCATATCTATTTCTTGGCTCAGCATATTCTTCAGTAATTCTATTTCTTCTTTTGATTTGATAGTCTTCTGCTACACGGTTTATGTCATTTTCTGAAATTGCAAAGTGAATTCTTGATGGTTTGTCTGGATCTTTGTATTCTTCTCCCATAAACTTATAATCTTTTTTGTATTTATGCCTGTCTTCTAAAGACTGTTCCATAGTCATAAGATGCTCAGGTTTAGCATTAAAATTTTGTTTTATGTACTGGGGAGAGTTTTTATGTAAATCGTTAGCTGCATTTTCTAAAGACTGTTTGTAATTATGAAGTTGAGCACGAAGTTTAGCTCTCATTCTTTCTTCAGGGGTTAAATTGTATGGAATTGATTCTTCGTAATGTTTATGTTGTGGAGTAAGACGGCTTTCGATATTTGCATCTCTGCCATCAAATTCCATATGGGTTTTACGGAGCAACTTATCAAAATTTGCGTCTTCATCGACATACAAATTTATCTCATGTCCGCCTCTATTGTTACCACCCTTACCAATAGGACTTTTTCCAGGCATGAATGGAGACACTTGTCCGCCGCCACCAACGCCTCCAAATTGTGCTATACGAATATTTTCAGACATAATGATTTTTTCTTATTTTAAAATTTATAATCCTTTATACTTTAATCATCTTCTGTTCAAATTGACCATTTTTGATTTAGGCAATCTTGCGATAATTTTAGAAGTAAGACATTCAAAAGAAACTGCGGCAACACAGTCACATATGTCGTCTTTGTAACCAGACAATGCTTCGATATAGTATCTTTTGCCTTTCCATTTTTTTTGCAAGAATAAAAACTGAGTTTTTGCTTCTTGAACTTCATTTAGTGGTTGTAGTGTATTGTGCATATCTGCGTAACTACCACCTGATAAATCATAGACATCAATCCTGTCATCTCTAATTAATTGAGCTAATTCTGTATAGATTTTTTCTTTATATTCTTTATTAAATTGTCTCTCTATAATTGGAACGCCATAACTTTGAAGCTTTATAACTGATGATTGTGAATTCCAGTGATCAATTGAAACTTGCTTAAATCTAAATCTACGATGTAAATCAATTACATAGTCTTCAACTTCTTTTTCTTTGACAGGTTGATTTCTTGTAAGAGGATTCCAAAAATGGATATGATCTATGACAACTCTCTTAAGAGGTGTATGGTCAGGCCCAATAGTCCCATACATTGTCTCTGTATGAGCAATGACAAGAGCATAATAGTCAGATGTTCTCGCAGGGTCAATATGGCAAAAATATTCGAAAAGACCGTCTGGCATTTCTTTTCTTTTAACCATATTTTGACTTTTGAACATTTTATCTATATCTTCGGACATAAACATAGGGTCTGATGATGAAGCACCAAACTCAGCTCCATATTGCATTTGAAATTCTTGTGGGTCTTTTCTCTTTTGCCCATCAAGCCATTCTTTATCAATGTTTGGATTAGTAAGCCAAGTAGGAAGTCTCATCACAAGAGTTGTTGGATCTTCCTGTCTATTTTCATGCAAGTCATATAGCAATCCAATAGGGCCTTTGGGGTTGGAAAGAAGCATCATTTTGCCATCTTTACCAAATGTAGCTAGTGATGGCTTCAAATCATCATAAAGACCGTAGTCAACGCCAGAATCTGGATTATCTCCTGCCATGGCTGCAACTTCGTCCATAATAATAGACCAACAAGTAAGACCAACAAGACCTGAAGCATTACTACTACCACATCTTAGGACTAATGATCCAGCAAAAGGATTGATTTTATCTTCTGCTCTTCTGACATTTTCTTCCCTATCGTGTTCAGTATAAAACCTCATTTCAAGTTCAGTATCTTTACCTATATATGGAGCAAAAAATGGAGAAGCCAGAACTGTCTGTTTGATTTTTGAGAAGATTGCTTTTTTAGCCTGTTCTTCATTTCTAGCAACGTTCAAGAGTACAATCTCATCAAATTCCATTAGTCCATATCTTGCTTGTGGATGACCCATAGATATTAAACGATATAATTCATAAAGAGCCATAGCAGATACAAGGAACGATTTGCCAGAACGTCTCCCCAGTACTAAGACTAATTCTTCAAACTTGTATCTTTTTGTGCATTTTTCTTGAACTTGCATCCTTAGTTTTGGATCAAATTCCTCAGAATACAATAAATCGTTTTCTGTTTGAAACCCATCTATTATTGGCCTTGATTCTAATACTTCTACCTGTCTTTCAGCATCTGGATTAGTTGCTTCTTGACGAGCATATCTATATCTTTCATCTCTTACGTTACTGTCAAGCCTAGAACACTGTAAACAAGGCGAATTTACAACGTTAAAAATAGTTTTAAATTGCTTTTCTTGTTCTCTAGCTTTAAAGAAAGCAGTTTCATTTTTATGGACATAATTCCATACGCAACCATTACATCCAGAATCTGATTTATCATCTAAAATTGTAAGACTGGTATTTCCTTCCTGACCCATATAAAAACATTTCAAAATTAATTTTTGCCAAGGATAAGGCCTTAAATTACAAAAATACGGATGCTCAATAAATGTAATAATGTCTACAATTTGGTCAGGATTGAATCTATCTTTTGCAGGTTTGGCAGGAGGTGCAACTTCTTGTCTTCTTGCTGGAACAATTTCATCAGCAAAATCATTTGCATATTCAGTATCTTTGAAAAGTTCAGTTACAGAATTGGCTTGTTGTAGAAGCTGACTTCTAAGTTCATTGGAAGACTTGACTACAGGAGTTGGTTTTCTCATTAATTGTCTTGTTGAATTTTATTTCTAAGAGCAACAATCTCTTCTCTGATGATTCTCTTATCGTTTTCATTTTCCATTCTTTCATGCAATGTGGCAAGAATTTCGAAAATATTGATGTTGTAGATTCCTTGATTATCTCTTGAATCTTTGACCATTAATATTTTGGTGATAAGTTTTTCTACCATTGATGCTCTTTTAAGTTTCATTTCTGAATTTTTTGAGCAATCAATTCCTCTTACATCATCAAGTTCTACAAGCAAAGCCGTTAGCGCTAAATGATGTTCTCTAAATATCCAAGGAGCAATAAGTTCTTCTCTTTGCTCGTAGTTTTTTAATCCTGATGTGGAAATCTTTTTTAAATCGCAGTGTTGCTCCATATGGGTATTGATCTGCATCCAGTTTAATTGGGCATCATAATACTCGGCAAAAAATCTTATAACTGCTTGGTTTTTTCTTCCAGATTCAAGATAAACGTGTTCTAATAAATCACGGAATGGAGATGTGCATAAAGCGCATCTTGGCTCGACAAATTGAGGATAAGAAATATCGCTCATACTGTCAGGAGGAAGAGGCTTGAGTGGCTTGTCTGTTTCTTTTAGATCTCTGAAATATCTAGTGGGTTTTTTTGGACCATCATCGGGAACAATCAAAGCGTCAATTGTTTCTTTATTATCTTCCATTTACTCATTATACAAAATAAACAAGCCGCATATTTGCGGCTTGTTTATTAATTTCAAGATATAACTAATCTGCTAAAGCTCTTTTAAGCCTTTGATATGGAGAAACTGAATCTGCTGCCTTGACAAGATACTCATCTGCTAGGCCGAAATCAGCGTAGTTCCCTTCGTTAAATTTATTGCTTGAAGAAGTTGCTGAAGACAAATCAACTTCAGCTGTGCCTTTTCTCATTGATACAACATACTTATTGTTTGATGCTGTTTTGATTTCTGCATCTTGTGATTGAGCAATTAAGACATTGTTCAATAAAGTTTCTTCAATGAAAGGCTTGAGGGCAACGTGTAAATTGTCCATGCCAACTCTTGTAGACTTAGCCATTTCAGCCCATCTTTGCCATTGAGATAAACCCTTTTCATCTGTCTTAACAATTGAATGTGGTCCAGTGCAAAGTTTCTTGACAAATTCTTTAGCTGACAATTTAGTAAGAGTTTTTTCAATTATAGGAGCGCAATCAGAGTACCTAGTAGGAACGACAGAAACTTCAATCGCATCTCTTTGTTTGACTTTTTCAGCAGAGTCAAATAACTTGGAAGCAACTCTATTAGCAATGTCCAAATCAAAATTGTCGGCTGCAAGTAATTCTACAACTTCGGACTTATCAAAACCTTGATTTTTATATTTTTGTGCTTGGCTATTGGCTACAACAAAAACACCATCATGATGTGAGCGTAATTCATTGCGCCAGTTGTAAATCATGTCATTTGAATTGTTTTCAGACATTATCTTTCCCCTAAGATTTTTTTTTGAATTCCACTAAAAAGGACTTAAATAAATAAAACCTCTAGACGTACTTTTAATGTCTCAGAGGTTTTTGTGGAACATATTTATATAATACGAGAAATCAAAAAATATATTCCATTAATCGAAAAGAAAGTCTTTACCTAATATATTTTTCATTTGCTCAAGCGCTTTAGACAATCTTTTTGAAAATGCTCCTTGAGTAATGCCTAGCTTTTCAGATGCTTCTTTCTGATCCAATTGTTCAAA